TATCTTCAGCACCTAGGTAGTGCTGAAACATTTTCCCGATTCGTTCCCGGCCGTCCCACTCTTTGGCCACGCGCTCCATGTATTCCATTACCGGATTGTAGGACCGTTCAGAAAAGAAGGTTTCAAGGCCGGCTTTCATGGCGTTGGGCGAATAAACAACCCCTAAATTATTTTCAAAATAAACTGTAAGAACACTTACAAAACTAGCGGGCAATTCACCGGCCTGAAATGTGGTATTTCCTAACCGAATTTCTTGCGTAAGTTCATATTCTTGGGAGAAATCATTGCGCCTTAGATATTGCCCTAGCTGTTCATCTGCTTTAAGGGACATTACCACATTAGCCGGGCTTGTGCTTTTTATATCCCCGCTAGCTGTTAAAACTAATTTAGGGTTTTTGTCTATACTTACTACATTACCAATCTCTCTCACCCCCTTCTATCTTTCTTGATCATACTTTCAACTGTCCGCCTTACCTCAATATCAGGTAAAGGGTTTAAACTGTTTCCGTTTGCGATTTCTGCAAGTTTTAAAACGTATTCTTCATCCACGGCGCGGAATAGTAAACCGCCTACAAACTTTGCTAGTTTGTCATTGCGTCCGCCTTCATCTCCAAAACCTACCGCGATAGTTTCAAACAAATCCGTTGTTTGGTTTTTCTCCCGGTATAAGCTTCTTTCTTTCAGGTCCTTCAAGCCTTCAGATTTATACCCGTGTGTTTCTTGGTAGGTCTTCTTCAGGGCTTGGATCAGCTCCTTAGAAGGTGTTACCATTGTCCCGCCTTCACTAGACTTTTCTAGGTCCCATTCATACTGACCCTTTTCAGTCGCGGAAGGTGCTACCAAAACATAATTATTTTCATGTGCTTTTATATCCACCCCGGGGAGAAAACCGATCATTTGAGTGATTGGGCTATCTTCCCTTTTGAAGTAGAATAAATGCTTCCCACCGCTTGCGGTTTTGGCTTGTAAGGTCGGTTCAATCAGGTTTAAATACTTCCAGCGTTTGAGAGATTCAAACCCGTTTTCTTTGCCGTGCTTATCAATATCAATCACAAAGAAATTAGTAGTTTTTAAGGCTATGTTAGCATTGGGGTGCTGGTCCCAAAATTCTGCTATTTCTTCCGCTGTCATTTTAGGCTTATCCGCAAACTCTATCATGGGCCTTTTATTTTTAGGGTTGATAGGAATGACGGCAAAGCCTAACTTTTGATATTGTAAAGCGTAGTATTTCATGTCCGCCATTCCTATTTACTCCTAAATGTTAGAATGGTAGATCATCATCATTGATTTCAACAGCGCTTGTATTTGGTAGGCCTTCAGCTTCATTAAGATCATAATTGCGGTAAGTTTTACCCTTGCTTTCTGATTCAATGATTACCAAAGTATAGTAGGTTCCTACCGCTTTACGGTTAAGAGCTTCTTCAAGGGCCTTACCATCATCAAAATCAGATTTTAGGGGCGCGTCATCCGCAAAGGCTAAAGCTTTTTGGAAAAACTTGATTGTACGTTGTACAGACCATCCAATATCTTTCCCGTTCCAAGTGTCAAGCGTTCCGAATGAAACATATTCGGTCCGGCCGTCATAATCACCACCGCGAATTTCAAAGCGGTATTGTAGGCTTTCCCATCCGCTTTCTGCTACGTTAAACTGTACAGATTTTAGAACAGCTTGGTACTCACCGGCTGGAATTGGTGCCGGACCGTTTGCGCTGTCCTTCCGTGGGTCAAACCCTTCTTTTTTGATTGATTGTGCAATGTCTAGTAAACTCATTGTTTAATTCTCCTTTAACTTTTAAATTATTTGTATAAAATTGTGACAAACAAAAACATTTCATCTTCGTTTTCATAGCGTGAAGAACTTATTTTAATATCAATAACTTCTTTTCCTTCTAGGTCCGAATTGATACACCGTTCAATATATTCCGTATCGTCGTAATACGTATTGAATTTTAAACATTTTACCTTCATAAAATCCCCCTTAGAAAAGATCATCTTCAGAAATATTTTCTTGTTTCTGTGGCTTAGTTGCCTTTGGTTTTTCTTCCTTGGCTTCTTCCTCTTTAGCTGGTGCCGGCTTGCTTGGTGCTTTTGCTGGTTCCAAGGCCCCGCGGATTGTTGACAAGATTTTCAATATAGCCTTATCATCAACCTGATCCATGTAGTATTTCTTGCGCTTGCGTTCCACTTCCCTATTATAGTTATTACCTACTTTTTCAGTGTGGATCATCAAATCAGAATTACCATTAATTAGATTTACATACTTATCCTTTAGGCTTGGTTTATCCTTGGTAGCATTGCCATTATCATCATATTCCGATACTTGCCGGCTGATATAAATGACGTTCATAGGCAAGGCCTTTAGATCAATTACCATTTCAGTTATCGCCTGATTGAAGAAGTCATAGCCTTTACCGTAAGGAATTTCTGACAAGGATTTCAAGCGGGGCTTTCCGGGCGGTGTCAATTCATCACAAACGGCAATTTTGATCATTTCTATTACATCATCAATTACATCCACTACCACGGTTTGGTAAGTGTGTTTTTGAGTTTGTAAGGCCAAAAGAATTTCACCAATCTGAGAAATGACACTTTTAGTAATTCGCCCTTGTTCATCCTTTTCATTCACAAGCTGGATTGAAGGGACGGTGTTAGCTTCAGCGTTACCATCTGTATTTAAGACGATAGGCGCCGGGAACTCATTCGCCAAATAGCTTTTCCCTGACATGGTTTCACCATAGAAGAAGAAGTTCCGGGGCGTGTCCTTTGGGATCTGTGGTTTATTTTCAGGTAGTTTAAAGGCCATTTTATTCACCTTCCCCAAAAATTGCTTCAGCTAAACGGCGTTTTAGAAATTCGCCAAAGTCACCAAGGCCATCTAAATCATCTTTTTCGATTTCACGAATTTCATCCCCGTTAGGGTAAGTGAGTTCAAAGGTTGCGTTAACTTCAATGATTTCAGCGCCTAGCGTTTTAGCAAGCAATTTCATTTGTTTCTTTTGCGCTTCATAAGCTTCCGGAATCATTGTTAAAGCCTTGTGAACTTCATCCGTATATTCTGCATGGTATGCTAGTGTGCCTTTACTTTGGTATTTTGCTAGAAATTCGCCTGCTTCTTTGTCACGGAATACATAATATTTAGTTGTTACTTTAGTCATTGTTTTGTTCCTCATTATCTTTCTTTTCTTCTTTTGTTGCGCGTTCTCCTAGTAAGAAACCTACTAGGAAAATAAGTGTACTGAATACGATTGTTTCAATATTCATCTGTTATCCTTCCTTAAAATAAAACTCTATCACGTTCACATCATGCTGTTGCCTGCTTCCCGTGATCCGCCAAAGTAATTGCCTATAATCGTCATACTCCCCGGATTCTTCACTTACCGGGTCCAGCACTACGATAGTCTTGTATTTGTGTTGTAAGCCGTCCACTCCGACGCCTAGGACTTGACTAGTAGCGACTACTATTTTTCTATCTAGTCCTTCCTGTCGGTCCCCGGTCCATATTCCTATTTTCGGGTGTCGTTCATGGATCACATTTACAATTTGTTTAGACTTGCTTACAATAAGCATATCTTCAGGGGTTCGTTTTATTAAACCGTCAAGCGTGGTCAGTAGCGGGGTATCTTGGTTTGTTGGTTTCAACTTTGGAAAGTCAACTTCTACCCCTGTTTGTTGTAAGTACCGTTCAAAGGTAGCCCGGCCAAAGGATTGTTTAGCTATGGCGGTCTTTCCATTAACCGTTACTAAATTCAACTTTCTGAATTTCTTCAAAAGTTCCGGATTTCCGACTTTTAAAGTGTTCTTATAAAAGCGGATCTTGTAGCCGTTGTTTTCTGTCGCTTGCTCAATCTTTTCGATTTCTTCCCAGCGGAAGAAGTTAGGGAGATTATTAACATAGCTTTCATAGTTTTTAAAATCTTTCCATTTTTCTTTAGAGTAAGAAAACGGATCGTAAACCATTTGGCCATGTGTTTTCTGCCAATTAAATTTATTATTTGGATCAGCGCGCCCAAAGATTGTTTTTTCAAGCGGGTAAAAGTTCAAGCCTTTTTTCCGGATTGGGGTAGCGGATAGCCCTATAGTGTATTTACGCTTTATTTTGCGATATAAGCCCCTTAATTTGTCACTGCTCATATTCTGCCATTCGTCTATTATTAAGACGTCACAAGCGATTTTAAGGCCCTTTTTAACCCTATTCTGTAAAGTTCTATCCGTTATAATTTCAAAATCGCAATTATCCGAATAACCAAACTTTTGAACCGTGTCTTTCCAGCCTTCAAGAATGGATAAGCGGTTATTTAAGATCAAGACTTTTTTAGCTTTCTTGTGCTTACAGATTTCAAGGGCGCAAATTGTTTTGCCACGGCCCCCAAGGGCTTCTAAAAAGATACCGTTTGTTAGTCTATCGCTACGCTTGACGGCTTCTTCTTGCCATTTTTTAAGCTGTATCGCTATTTTCTATCACCGCCTTTCCAATATCTGAAACAACTTCTTCAATGTTGTTTCTCACGGCCCAAAATAAGCCCAGCCGGACCGACGCCCTCACGTCTTGGTGATGGCTTTTGCTAAACTTCCAAAGGTTCAGGGCCTTTAGTAGTTCATTTGGTATATCTGACTGATACCCGGCGTTACGTTGTAAAATAGCGTCCGGAAAAAATAACTGAAAGTAAGCGATAGTTTCCATTACTGAATTGTCTTTAGATAAGTCATTGTCACGCGCTTCAAATTTTTCAATTATTACCACGTCCGGGGTTAATTCATAACCTATTTCATCAAACCACTGTTTAATATGTGGTAGCCCTTTAGGTACTACCCAATAATTTATTAAACGGGCATTATTAAGGTAGGCAATCCCTGAGGTGCTATCTTTGGCCTTATTTGAGGAAGGATCAATAGTTAAAATTTTCATTTTATCGAATCCTTAAACTACGATTTTCCTGAAGGCTTGCGCCCTTCACTTTTTTACCTTCTTTCAAAAGGTCATACAGTCCCTTTTTGTCAGGGGCTTCAGTAACCTTTTTCACCCAATATTTTTTAGGTAGGCTTGCTTCATCCACAATAACGCTTTCTTTTGAGTTTTGGACTGATAGAGTGAACAGCTTACCTTTGATCTTGGTTTTTCCTGTTACTTCCATAGCGCCCTGAAGGTTACGTTTCAACCACTCAATTTTCTTTGTATTGGTATCACGTTTCTTTTTAAGGCGTTCTTCTTCAGCCTTGTAAGCTGTATTTTCTGCTTCTAGGTTCCGGATCACCATAGCGTAATTTTCCGCCTTGGTTTCTATTTCTTCATCCAGCCCCAGCGCTTCGATAGTGTCCAGCTTGGTTTCTTCATCAATATCCATGTTATAGATATCTAGGTATTGCCCTACTAATTCATAAAGCATAGTTAATACCTCACATTTCTTTCTTTATCTTGGTATTCCTTAATCATTAATTTATATTTCAAAATTAATTCTTTTTGATTTCTGATTAGGACGTCTTGTTTATTTTTGATCCTTGTAAGCTTCCTTTCTCTTTCAAGTGTTACCCGTAGAAGGTCCCCTTGTTCAAGTATTCGGCTGTCTTGGATCTCAATAATATTTTCAAGTTTCTTAATCTTTCTAGCTTTTTTAAAGAACATTGTCTAGGCTCCAATCATTGTCAGAAATAGACTGTTTTCTTAAAATCGCCATTTGGTTATTGTGTTCTTCAATAACTTTCCGATCATGTTCAGCTATTTCCTGATCCCAAAACGCTTGTAATTCGGCGATCTTTTGGGCTTTCTTTTCGCGCTTCTTTGCTATTCTGTGGTCAATCACGGAAGCAAGGAAACCAGCGGAAAAGAATAACGTCCCGGCCATTACCGTACCTAAAAATTGGCTTGTTTGGCTTGGTTCTAACATTGTTCAATCTCCTTTAATTGCTCAAAAATTTCGTATACGTCCTTTAAGTCGTACATATTATCCCGGCCTTGCTTTCTATATTTCAGGCCTTTCCGTCTTAAATATTTAATATAGCTGTGGTCAAATCCAAACTTCTTACACAAAGTCTTTTGGTTAATTGGGAGCTGTTCAGCTTCCATTTCTTTTCTAACTTCTTCTTTTGCGAATTGAAGAAGCTCTTTAATGGCCATTTTTGCTATTTCATCATTTAACAAAGGCGGTAAACTTATATTTTCCATTTCCACCCCCTCAACTATGCGGGCAAGCTAGTTTGTGTTATAATGTAGGTAGTTAAAATTTTCTGAAGCGCTCAATCTTTTGGGTGCTTCTTTTTGTTTAGTCAATGTTGTAATCAGCAATGACTTGCAAAATGAATTTGTTCGCTTTTGGCCCACGGGTTGAACCGTTCAAAATGTTAGTTACTTCTTGACGGTCCCGGCCGTATACAGAAGCCAAATCGCTTTTTTTAATGTTGTTCTTTTCCAAGAAGGCAACTACTTTTTTTCGTCCTACGTCAATATCCGGCATATATGTTTCCCCCCTTTCTGCTTTTTCGTAAAATGGAAAGCAACTAAAAAATTAAATATATTTTAAAATTATTGTTGACAATTTTAAACAGATAATTTAAAATGAAGACATAAGAAAACACTAGCAAATTTAATAAAACCGGTTCGCCAAAACTTGATTTTATCATTTTATTTTTTAGTTGTTTTTTTAGTTGTTTTTTTAGTTGCTTATCACTTACAAAAATCATTTTAAATCAATTATTTAAAATTGTCAATAGTTTTTAATAAAATAATTTAAAATATTTTTGTCAATCTCTCAGAAAGGTTGATAAATCAATGCTTTACACGTTTGAAAAAATTAAAGAATTATCGAAAAAACGGGGTCTTTCTTTAAATCAGCTAGAAGAAAAGCTGGGTTATAGCAGAAATACTCTCTATTCTTTAAAACGTCAAAATGTCAGCACCAAACGCCTGCAAGAAATTGCGGACTATTTAGAAGTGTCTGTTGATTATTTACTAGGGAAGTCGGAAAGCCCTACTATTGCTTCTAATGATCAATCAGGCCAAACCGCCCTTAATGTCGAAGAAATTGCGAATAGCGTCATGATGTTCGGCGGGCGTGAATTAACTGAAGAAAAGAAGAAAGTAATTCAATCCATTATAGAAGCATATCTAAAGGGGACTGAAGAATAGGTATAACGCCTTGACTGAAAAAGAAATTTTAAAGGGTTATGATATTACCGTACATACTTTTAACGGCGATCTATTGCCTGATGAAGTCGGTTTTTATGATCCTAAAACCCGGACCGCTTTCATTTCTGATAAACTAAACAAAAGGGAAAGAATGAAAGTGTTACTTCATGAATTGGGCCACCTTGACCATACCATGGCGGAATATACTAATGCTAGGGTACGCTGTGAGAATGAAGCGAATAGAAACATGATCCACCATTTATTAAAAGACGCCCTTTCTCAATTAGAAAATAAGGCGGATTTTAATTATATGAAATTTATGGAGTATTACCAGCTTACTACTGTCACGGATGAAATAATGATCAAGGAAGAATATAAGGCCTTGATTTAGGGAAAGGAGTTTTAAAAATGAAAATTGGAGTTAGAACACCCAGCCTTAAAAAGAGTTTTAAAGCTAGGACAACCGGAAGAATAAATAGGACTTTAAAAAAATAAGTAAACCCCTTATACGGAAAAAAAGGAATGGGGTATATTAAGAATCCTGAAAAGGCGATTTATAACAAGGTTTATCACAAGGTAACAGTTGACCCTTTAAAACCATTGAAGAACGGAAGCCGTAATAATACCAAGCGAACGGCGCCGGAACCTGAATTGGTAGGGTATAGCTTTTATAGGATTGAAACTAAAGAATATATTTGTAATAAAGTAATGTACATTCTTTTAGCTGTATTCTTAGGAATTTTTGGGGCGCAATACTTCTATTCAGGCCAAAATAAAAAAGGCTTTTTGTCCCTGTGCTTCTTTTGGACTACTGTACCTTTCTTTGTTGGTTTATATTGTGCCTTAGTAGCCTTGTTTTTAAAAGCTGATACAAACGGGAATATAAAAATAATTGATAAAGAAAAAATAAAAACGGATCAACTTGCCGGGGCAAGTGAAGCCATGAAACAAATAGAGAAGTATTCTATTCCATTAATGACTACTTCAGATCTTGAAATCTATTCGGATTCATTGAAACACACCTTAGACAATCTTTCTAAACTAGCGCCATTGTGTGAAGCTTTTCCGGAAAATAAGGAAGTTAGGGCTTTTGCTGAATCCGTTGAAGGGATGTATAAAGGCCTAGAAGGTGAAGAAAGTAATTTCATTAAACGTTATTATTCCGAACAGTTAGAAGCTTCTAAAAGGTCAGGTAACCCGGAACATTTGGAAGCTAGCAAACAAAAGTTAATTGATTCAGGGATCTTTTCAGATTCAGGAATAGAACTAATCGAACTTTTATACAAATAAAAAAACCTTCCCGGCTTTGGCAAGCTGGAAAGGAAAAGATAAAGAAATACTATGTACAAAGGTAGTATAACAAATTCATTTCACTTTTTCAACTATGCGGGCAAGCTAGTAGAAAGGAAAAGACAATGATAAAGAAATATACTACTACAAGCGGGGAAACCCGTTATTTATTCCAAACTTATTTAGGGGTTGACCCTTTGACCGGTAAGGAAAGAAGGACCACGCGCCGGGGGTTTAGAACTCAAAAGGAAGCTAAACAAGCTGAAAGAAACCTACTTTTAGACATTGAAGAAAACGGCCTTCCAAGTGCCGGGGCTTCCCAAATTCCAAACCCGACATTTGAAGAACTAGCTTTAATGTGGTTAGAAAATTATAAAACCACGGTCAAGCCTACCACCTTTGAAAATGTCAAGTCCAAAGTTGAGAAAATGACGGAAGAACATTTTAAAGGGCTGAAGCTAAAACAAATTACAGTCACATACTGCCAAAGAGTGGTAATTGAATTAAGTAAAAGCTACGTCCTATATAACCATTATCTTTCCGTTGTTAACCGAATTTTTAAGTATGCCGTTTTAATGGATGTACTTCATTCAAACCCCTTTGATAAGGTAATAAAGCCAAAAAGCCGGCAAACTCAAAGGAAGGGGAATTTCTTAACCAAGGAAGAATTAAAAGAATTTCTAGAATTAGCGCAAAATACTACGCTATCTTACTTCTTCCCGCTGGTTCATCTAATGGCCTATACCGGACTTAGACAAGGGGAAGCCCTAGCCCTGAAATGGTCTGATATTGATTTTGAAGATAAAAAAATCACTGTCAATAAAACAGCGGTCAGGATCAAGGAGAAACAAAGTCTTCAAACGCCAAAAACTAAAAATAGTAAGCGCGTGATTTCTATTGATCCTAACACTCTTTCAATCTTGAAGAATTGGAAAAAGGACCAAATAAAGATTTACTTCAAGAATGGCAAACATTTTGAAGGTGATGATAATTTCATTTTTACAAATCAGCGGGGCGATTGGGTACAAATTCACAATTTTATACCATACTTCAAACGCTTCGTAACTGACCACGGCCTAAAACCAATCACGCCCCACGGCTTACGGCATACACACGCTTCATTGTTATTTGGTGCTGGTGTGGACCCCAAAAACATTTCCGATAGGCTAGGACATAGCACCATTAAGATCACGCTAGATTTATACACCCACATAACGGAAGAACAGCGGACAGATACAGTGGATAAGTTGCTTGAATATATGGTAATATAAATATGTCGTATTCAATCCCGTATTCAGTCAGTTCCAGCTCCTCAGAAAGTCAGTGTTATCAAGGGTTTAGGGGGTGGATATCACTATTTTAGCATAAAAATGAACATTTCGGGAGGATTTCTATCTTAGAAAGTTAGCTTTTCTGTTGAGCATAAAAACGT